AGACAACGGTGTAATCGCTCAACTTATTTGTCACGCCGCACCTGAGCAGATCCCCGCACGCATTCGTACCCCGAATCATGATGTTCGTTACCGTCACCGGGTATTGCATGTATCCCGACTGCGCCAGGTTGTATGGTCCGTTCGTAGGATTGATCATGAATAGTGAGAAAACCGTCTGGTTCAGCTTGTTGGAAACCAGGTCCACATTCCCCTGTACAACCGCGTCTGCGGCCTGCATCTGCTGCACATTCACCGGGTCATTTGTTGCCGATCCGTTCTTTGCCTTGCCTGTGAGATAACCTGCTGTGCGAATCTCGTTTGTCTTAAAGTCAACGTAATCCCCGTGATACCAACTGAACATTATCTTGTCTGGTTCTTCATACGAGTAGGCTCTCCGAGCGGCCAGGTTCATTACCAGGTTGTCCGTTCCTGCGACACGCTCATATAGTTGATTGTTGTCGATGTCAAAAAACGCTGATCCGAGTCCATCGCTTCCGCGTATTGACGCCACGTTAGTGAAGGCCTGCCCGCCTCCGTTCATTGAGGCTGTCGGCTTATTGTCTCCGTTTACGTGCCAGGCCGCATTACTCCCGTTCGCCACTACACTCGTCAACTGTTGCACGTTGACCGCATCATTCGAGTTGACGCCGTTCGCAACGAGCAGACCCGCGACATAGTTCGTCTGGAAATTCACCGTGCCATTCGTCGAGAAGGACATCAACCTTGTCCAGTTCGTCGTGGCACGATTGAGCCATGACAGATTCAGGTTATCGTCGTTATGTGGTCGCCCCAAGAACCATGCGTCCGACGAAGTCCTGCTCATGAACACGATGGCGTTGTTGTTGGGGCGCGTGGACAATAAGCACAGCACGGCATTCGTATCTTGGAACACAACAGCCGGTTGGCCTATCGAGTTCAGGCTAACATCGACTCTCGGCGTTGCCCCACCTATGAGAAGACGCCGATCTTCGCCCGATAACGTAGTGATGGCATTGGTCAGATCACTGGTGGCGGTCCAGAGGGTATTGTTGGTCAAGTTAAGACCCAAGACCGCCATCCAGAGATTAGCATCCAATTGATCTTGGCCGTCAATCCACACGCTCCCACTGCCGAATGTCAGACCGGGTGCAATTGCCATCATCAGAACCGCGATACTTGTATAGATGAGTTTCTTCACTGTGTTTCCCCCGTGGTTAGACAAGCTGCAAAATCCTTCCAGATGTGACCGTCATTGTGAGTGTAGTCCCTGTGTGGGGATCGAGAACATCGAAGGTGCCGGCAACGGGAATGAGCAAGCCCGCGGCCACCGTAATCGTGATGGTAGTCATCGTGGCCACATCCAGAGCTTCAAAGCCACCTGAGTACCCTATTACTTCGCCATTGTCAACAAAAATGTGTACCGTGTGGCCCGTGGAAGACTCGACGCAAGCGAAGATGCCGGTGAAACCCGTCGGTGCAACATGATGGTCATTGAATGCCGGGATGATGGGCTTGTTCGGATCGTACAGATCATCCTGGGACGATACCGCAATCAACCCCAAGTTCACCAGGTCCGAGACGCGCAAAGCCCGATCACGCACCTTCCCTTGCGCCCCTTGCAACATCTGGAATGCCTCAATGAGCGTAGTCAGGACGCGCCGGGTATCGGGGTCCTTGATGTTCCCCACGGAAGCGATACCCTTCTTTGTGATCTCGGTTGTCACGACACGACCTCGGCTATTGAGTCGGCCACTACCAGCGAATGAACGTCATCATTGAACACGATCTCGTATTCCCATGCCTTTTCATCCCTGAGCAGGGGAATGCGTTGAGCTTCTTCCCCCAGGATGGAAATGACCGTCACGGGCGACGCCACCTCGGCCGCGTAGATATTGACGGTCTGCGGATATGAGTCGGCAACGAGTTGAATCACCGAAGGCGACCACCGTTTCGCCATCTGGAACATCTTGGACCGCCATGTTCCGGTAAGGTTCGCGGCCCCCCCCCGCCATGACTTGATGAACGCCCCTATGATCAGGTAGAGGGTATCGGTTTCGAGGTCCGTATAGAGTCCCGTGGGCCTTATGGTCGTCGTGGTCAAAACTGCCGAGGCTTCCGCGAAGTTGAAGATGACACTATGGGACGAGGTCCAACCGTAATACATGCCGTCATGGACATCCGCGATCATCGAGGCTGGATTGATGGCATTCCATTGCTCCCGCTTGTAGATCGACTCGGTTATGAGTGTTCCGTTCGGCCCCTGGCAGGTCACCAGCCCATCGGGACTGGCGAAGATCACAACCCCGTTCAGAGTCACCATGCTCTCTTGGCTCACGCAGGACTGTTCCATCGACAACTTGCTTTTGAACATTTCGTCTGGTTTCGTGCCCGTCAAGGCATAAGTGGCCCCTTTGGTCCCGACGATAACGGTGTTTTCCGTGACCGCAATAGCGATGATGTCGTAGTCCACGGAAATTCCATAGTCAGGCCATGCGTGCGGAGAACCCGGCTCGGAGAAGTAGACCGTTCGCTTGCCCGTTACGAAACCAGCCATGAATCCGCCGGGGACCGAGACCAAGTTCGTGAGGCCCGCAGGCGGCGCGTCCCATTCAGTAGAAAGTAGCGTGGCTCCGCACTGATCGTCGGTCTTGGAATCGAGGTAACTGATGATCCCGATGGCCTGCTCGATCACAAGCTGATAAGCCGTGCCGGCGTCGGTCGCGACCGTTCGGTAAACCCTAATCTTGTTGATGTTGGCCGCGGGTGCCGCCGCGGGCAATCCCGTGATATTGCAGTTCTGGGTAGGATCGACCGAAATGACCGATGATGCTGTACTCGGCGGACCTTCCTCGCCATAGACACTCAGATATGTGTAGACGTAGAAGCGGTCAACCTCGTAGTCACTGGCCCGGCTGGTGTCATAGGTGAGATCAAACGTGACATTCGGGGCTGCGGTTGAATTGACCTGGGCTGCCGAGGCGATGGCACCATCGAGGTAGAAGTCGGTCTGGCCTTTGTACGCACTGATGTCCGGGTAGACGCGCCCGAGCCACGAACCCGCCGAGTCATAGGCGTCAAACCAGAGGACGAAGCGATCCGCCGCCGCCGCCGTCACGCGAGTCGGCATGGTCGTAACCTGGAAACTCTTGCCCGCCACCAGAACCGTTACATCCGTTGCCAGCGGTCCTTCGATCAGGGTGCCTTCCTGGGTCACTTCCCCGGCGGTATTCTCGTAGTAGAAGCCCCAGGACCGCGTCCAGTTGACCGTTGCCTTGGCTACCGTAGCACAAAGAGGGGCTGTTGTGGGGGCCGAGATGCCGAGGTTGAATTCCCCGAGGGTGCCCCGGACCTTGCAGGTTCCGCTATCCGAGTAGTAGATGCGGTTGAAGGTGTCGTTGGCAATGGGACTCTGCACTACCTTGACGAAGTTGTTCCAACTGAGCCAGCTTGCCCCATATTTGAAGATCGAGAGTTGAAGTGCATCAGGCAGGCCCGCTACATCGCCGACATCTTGGATGGCCCCCAACTTGCCAGAGAGCAGGTCGCAATTCTCGGCCTTCTGTGCTTGGCTCGCGTCGAGCAACCGGGGCGACATGCGGGGTCGCAAGCCTTGGAAGTTGAGTATCGACATCTTCATGCACGTTCACATTCCTACCATGTTGAGACATTGACAATCGCAGCAGTCGTTATGGTCCCGCCATTGATGGCATAGCCGTCGTACTTGACCCCTTGGAACTGGTTGCTGCCAAAACAAGTAAAACGTGACCCATGATCGACGAGTACACCAACAAGTGCCTTATCTGCTGCGGCCCCGGCGCCGGTCACGTAGTTACTCCAGCCCATCACCGATGAGCTATAATCGGCAGAAATGACATAGGTATTTGATTTCGAGTAGCTTTGTTGAACGTCTATTGCGGAACGCTGACACACGACACCGTAGTTCAAACGGTCACTCGCCGTGGATGGGCTTGCTATCAGGTTGGTGGTATCGCTCTCGAAGTAGCAATCCTTGACCTGCACCGTCATCGGGCAATCGACGATGTCGAGCGCACACCTATTTGTGCCCTGAGTAATGAAGTGGAAACCCTGAACGAATATGCGAACCGAGTTGTTGTAGAGCATAAAGGCTCCGCCGTTTATATCCGACGGAAGATTTGTGATAATCACACTTTGGTTCGTGAACAAGCTTTGACTCGTATCGCCAAGGATGCGAAGCGTACCACCGCCAAAAAAACCACTATAATTACCGCCAGAATAATGAGTTCCGGCTGGATACTGGATCGTTAAAACCTGGCCATACGGAATCCACTTACCAAGATAAGCAGGCATATTGGCCATCACGGCGTGGTTGTTCACGCCCGTCACTGTTCGCGTGTACTCGGGCGAAAACAACGTGCCGCCATACCACACATTCCCCGTCAGGCGTGCCATGAATTGCGTATTTGCCCCATACCCGAAGGGTGCGATGTTGAAGAAGGTGTCGCCATACATGGTTGCGGAATTGGAAATCGTCAGGGTCTTGCCGTAGATGTCGTCGGCGTATGCGCGTTGCAACGTAGCCGTGCCGGCATTGGCCTTCAGGGTGCCGGCAATGAGACTGACGGCATCAACTCGCCCCACCGTTGCGGTGCCGATGTTGGCGTTGTTGACGTCGCCTGTTGTGCCAATTACCCTGAACACGGTTTCCGTTCCGCTGACAACCCACTGGAATGTTCCAGTCGTTCCCGAGACCATGAAGAAGTTCTGCGTGGTCGATACAGCCTGTCCGAGTACGCCACTACCGATGTTGAACCTGTCAAGTGCACCCCACTCGACCCAGCGATACAAGAAGGACGCCGTGCCAGTAGCCGTGCCGTTCCCCGCAAAGACGATGTACGGACCAGCCTCGAATGAGTTGTTCGAGAACGTGATCTTCGAGCCAAGCGCAACATCGAAGTACGAGCCTTGCGCTACTCCCACGGACACATTCGTCGGGAAGCCGATACTCTGATTGATCGTCCAGGGTCCACCATCGAAGATCATCCGACATTGCCGGTTCGAGATTTTGCCGATGATCGTAGTGATTTCAGAGGCTACCCGGTTCGTGCCGCCCGCCGTGAAATTGCGGACCAGCACGTCACTTGAGACCCATTCCGCAAATTGCGCCAAGGCCACGGCGCCGACCGTCAGAATCACCAGTGCCGTCATCACGACCCATATCGACATAGCTTTTTGCAACTTGGTCATGCTACACCCCCACCGTTATTGCCGATGTCACATCAATCCTCTGGAAATACCCCCACATGTACCAGGTCCGGGCCGCGCCGGTGTTCTTGAATGTGATGGTTGCCGTGCCGGCCGCAGTTGTGTTGCCATTCCATGACACGACTGGCGGGTCCGTTGGCGGAAACAGCGAGGGCGTCGGGTCCGTAGCTGAATCGGAAAGCCACAGGACGTACTTGTAAATGGCCGCCACGGGCATGACGATTGCGACGGTCACGGTCACGCCCGCCACACTTGCCGCAATGATGCCGTCCAATTGCGTGACAGGAAGAACGGCAATCCCGATGCCGGTTTCAGATGTATTGCATTTCGATCCCATAGCCGCCTCCTAACTGTCTGGAAACTCATCAACCAACCGGACGGTCACTCGATCCAGAACCGTCTCGGGCACCCCACTCGTGGTCACGGTGAATTCCAATTCGTATGAACCAGCATCCAAGGCCAACCCAGCAGCCGGCACCTGCAAACTCACGATCCCGAGTTCCGGCTTCACCTTGACGCAGGTTGCTGTCCATTCGCTCGCGTCGGTGTCGCCGCGCGCGCGAAACTTGGCCGAAACCACGACGCCAGCCGCTGAAACGTCATAAACCGTGTCGTTCGATTTGTGCGTCAGTTGGAAGTACCGGATCGGAAGATCGTCTATCACCCATGTCAAGTCTGACATATTAACCTCGCAATCCCGTGGTGCGCCGTGAGTGCTTTCGGCTATTCTCAGTCTTGGCCAGCGTTACCTTGCCGTTGTAGTCCGCAAGATACTGGGCAGCCAGTCCATTGTCACTCCACCGCTTCTTGCCCATCCTCAGCAATTCGTACATCGCTCGGGCGATAATGCCCTCGGCCCACAGGTTCAGGAAGGCCCTGGTCTCATCGTTCTCATTGAACGGCCATTCCCCGAACTGCGGGACCATCACGGCATTGACTTCAAGACCATTGACTTCGTCTGCCGCCGGGATGATGGCCTGCCGGAGTTTCAGGATGTCGGGCGGGCTGAAGTCGTAGTCCTCTGCGTCTTTGACTATCCCATGATAACCAAGGGCCACGTTGTCCTTGGTATTGAACCGGACTTCATCAATCCTGACGATGTCCGAGCATTCTTTCCAGTCCAGCACATATTCGGCTTGCTTGGCCACGAGGTTCTGCGAATCGAGGGTGACGATCCAGCGTTCTGAATCCTGGCAGAAACGGCGTGCGCCTGCCTTCACCTTCTGGTCGATCAACGGTTGGGGACACGCCGACAGTTCGGTGCTGATGAACTTGTAGAAGTCAGCATAGCATTTTATGGCGCCTTGACTCATCAGGTCTCCAAGATGGCTTTCTGGTAATGAGCATCGGCAACCGCGGCATTCCCCGCTGCTTCCCGGTCCTCACTCATGATCCATGAGCAACAGTCGTGCAACAGGCCCGTGATGTATCCGTCCATGATGGGTATCTGCTGATCCACGACCGTCAGTTCGGCCGGCATCTCAGTGACGATGTCGGTCAAGTAAAATGCCTCGGGATGCGTGCCGAACAGTCGGCGAAGTGCGTCATTGAGATACATCAGCCAGACGGTGTTGCCCCATCGTCGAGTGCCTACGGCGTCCTTGATCTGCCGCTCGCCTTGTGTGATGAAATCGCTCACCTTCATCGGTGTGTCTCCAATCACGCTCAGAAAGGGGCAAGATGCCGAAGATTAGACTTGGGCCTGTGAAGCAGTCGCGGCAAGTTCCGCCACTAGTAGGTCGCGTTCCATGTCGTCACGGGTCTTCTTTGTCCCAGCCTTGCGTTCGGCCTCAAACTCGGCCCATGTACCTTCACGGACTATCTCGAAGTTGTACGTCCTGATCTTGGCCACGATCTTGCGGGGGATACCCGGCAATTGCCTATACTGAGGGTATGTGCCATTGCGGGCACAGTCCCAATACCGTTCCGGCAAGGGAATCAGTTTGTCGCGTTCGGCCTGAATCACGTCGCCGCCAACCGCAAGAACGACCGCTTCCGTATCGCTCTCTTTGGACTTCGGTGCAAACTTGCCCCACCAGACTTTTTCCGCTGGGATCTCGGGTTCGGCTGGCATCGGCACTATTGTTGCAGGCGCAGAAACCCCCACTTGTGCCGCAGGAATACCTGTCGCCCCTGGAACTGCCGCTGCCACCGATGGCCTTGGCGCCGTCGGTGCAATGTCGCCCTTGGGTGCAATGGCATACCCGCCCTGCACTTGGACAATCTCGTGCGTGGACGGGTCAAGACTTTTGGCCCGCATGACGAGACCTGCCGATTGAATGGTCTGGAATGGCTTGCCCGCAGTCGTGATGATCAAACCTCGCTCTTGGTCCTTTTGGGACTCTTGGCTTTTCATGTTATCCCCTTTTTCTTTGCGTGAAAAGTGTCGCCCCCTGATTGAAAGAGGGCGACACCCGTATTTGCTTGCCTATCTCTTACCGCCCAGATGAGCAGCGGTCGAACGATCCGGCGCGAATCAGGTTCCGCTCGCCGTTGACGTTGATCTCCGTGGTCGCGTTCAGCTTGATGCCCGCGGGGGACACCTTGCCCAGCGCAATCGGAATCAGGTCATAGCGACCCGATATTCTGAGAATTGAACCGCTCTTGATGGCCCGGCTCAACAGAACCTCGTCAGCCGACACACCGTGACCAGCGGTCAGTGTCTCGATGATGGCTTCCTTCTCGGCGCCGCCCGCAGATTCCTTGATGAGAATGCGACTGCCTTCCCCGATGTGGTTTCCCGCGGCTACGATGTTGTCGTTGAAGTGCCCAGTCAGTGATCCGACCGTGTCCAGCGTCCATGTGTCCAACGGACTGCTAGCGTAACCATAGGAGGCGTTGTTCCGGTAGTCACCGATGCTGTCCCATCCCATGAATACCCCATCGCCCGCATAGGTCACATCAGTCTGATTCGTCGATGTCATCAGATCCGAACCCTCATACGGCTCAATACCCGTACCCTTGGTATAGAGAACCGTTGCTTGTGCACCACCGTGGTCTATGAACCCGTTGTCGCTGGCCGCCGAGGTAAAGCCCTTGCTCCAGTGAGCCTTGGCCATTTCCGAGTCGCCTACCGCGAGGATGTCTACCCAGTCCGGGATGAACCCGACGCACAGGTATTGTGCGGCACCCGTGCCTATGAATGTTGCTTCTATGCTTCTCATGTGCGTTTCTCCTTTGTCGCTCCCCACTTCTAGCTGCGTGGAGGATACACGCCACTGACGAACATCGTCAGTTACCGACCGTCAATCTTCGACCGTGCCCAACCTCATCAGGTCGGGTTGGCTGTGCAAGCTACTTCAGCACGGGCAACCCAAAGCTGTTGTAGTATCACCGCAGCCTGCATGGTCTTCCATGACACGAAACCGCGTTGGCCCAAGGGATCGCCAATTCCCACCTTCGGGTTGGCGACCGCCGGGGTAATGGCATTGGAGCCTGCCAGTGGCACGATGCCGTAGGCATTGCGGGCTATTGCGACCAGCGGATACACGTCGCACGCCGTCGCCACCGTTACCGCCGACCCGCCACTCAGGAAGGACGTACCAACCACGCCAGCCGCATACCACGGGTCCCACAGGGCGCTGAGAAGGAACCGCATTCCCTCAATCTTGCCCGCTTCGCCATCTATTCCCTTGCTGGAATCGGCATATTGCTCGGTCGGCACAAAGCCGTTGATTCCGCGAATGTCCGAAGCGAGGTCCGTGTGGCCCATCATCCAGAACGCCGGGGCAACAGCCTCGGTGCCGATCAAAGCCGATGCCTTGATAAGCTGGGTGATTTCCGAGCCCTTGTTCCGCTTGAAGCCGCGAATGATCTTGCGGATCACGCCGCGGGTCAGAATCGAGTTCACGGTGGCGCGGGTAGTCGCCGTTCCAGGGAAGTACACGTTCGTGCCGGCCTTCAGCACGGCAATACGCACGACTTCAACGGTCTCCGCAGCCTGTTCGCCGCACACTGTAGCCATCTGGTCAAGCACGGGATCTTCGTGGGTATCCGCGATCACGTCCGTAATCTGGACCCAGTCACCGTACTGCTCAAGTGTGACTTCAACGTCGGTTACGCGGACGATCTGTCCGGGCGGGGTTACGCCTTCAGCCAACGGGGCCGTAGCGCGAGCAAGAGCCTCGAAACGACGCCATTTGCACGTCTTGGTCTTGTTCTTCCCCTGCGGATCGATCTGCCCAAAGCGTTCGGTAAACATCAGATGTTTGCCGCGTTCGAGCATCTTTGTGGCCACCCGTGCGGCCGTCCTGGA